CCAGCAATCTTCGGAGTCCAGGCGGCGCGGTTGGGGTTGATCGTAAGGCTAGGCTCAAAACCACCTGCGGCGGGAGGAGGGCCAGCCAACGGCTTCTGCGGGCTGGTGGAACCTTCGATGCTAGTGCAGTTGATGTTGATGAAGTTCGGATGCGACTGAATGGACTCCGAGGCGGCGGCGGAGGTCATCTGGACCTGCGGATAGGTGTGACCAAGTTCCGTGTAGGCCGAGGAGATGCCGCAGTAGTCGGCCTTGACCGTGATGAACTTACCCTTGTCCACCGTCATGGTCGCCCGATACAACTTGAGGATGCTGGAATAGGACGGGTCCGGGTGGCTCGCGCCACGGTAGAAGTGTGCGGCGAAGTCGGTGCGATGGGCGGTCGTGTCGGCCCACTTGAAGGTCACCGAGGACTGAAGCAAGCCGAAGCCATCGCTCTCGATAGTCCAACCAGGCTGTACGGCTTCTGCGGAAAGGTCGTTGCCGTACTTGATGATGGGAGGGGATGGCATATTAGAAACCTAGGTTGGTGAATGTGGTCTGGACGGGCGCGGCATCCTCGACGGTTTGAATTTTCTCGGTGTTCTTCGCCGTCTGCTCGGTGGCGGCGGCGATGCGCTCAAGGGGGGTGAAGGCGATGGCGGAAACGATGTCACCGCCGCCCATCTGCTGGATGGTGGACGCGCCCTGGGCTTCCGTAAGACCTTGGGGAGTCAGTTTCTTGCCTTGGCTTTCGGTCAGTTCCTTGATGCGCTTGTCGTAAGCCTTCTTCGCATCTTCTCCAAGTAGCGATCCAAACTCATCGAAGTAAGCCTTCTGCTGTTCCTTGGTCAGACCCTTGGACATCTGCTTGAAAACATCGTTGGCGTAGTCCGTACCCTGCACTTCAGCAGACGATGAAAAGATGGCGTGATACAATGCCAATGTATCGTTGTTGATGATATCTAGGGTTTCGGCAAAGGCGTTGGCGACAATCCCCATGACATTGATGGCGGTGTTCTCAATCGTCTGCCAAGCCGCATCCCAAGAGTCCGCAAAACTGGCAAGACCACGGGCGGAGTCTTTGTTCACTCCTACAAGCGACTCCGAACCCTTCTTCAAATCAACGGTACCCTGCTTGATGAGGGGGAGCAACTGCTCAAAAGACGACCCGAACAACTGGGTACCGTAGTACATCAAGGTCGCGCTGTCGGTCCCGGCCTCATGCGCGGCGGCTAGGGCAATCAAAGCGTCCTTGTAGGTGAAGGTACCGTTCTTCAGATCGGTGAGACCTACGCCCAACTTCGCCATGACGGCATTGACCTCCGAGCCACGGATTTTCGCCGCACCCATGTTCTTATTGAACTCGGCTACGCTATGGGCCATCGCCTGCGTACTGATACCTGCCTGCTTGGCTTGAAGATCGTACTTGCGAAGTTCTGAAATCGGGATGCCAGTAGCCAAGGACATATTCCGAAGTTCACGCGCAATCTCGGCGTACTTCATAATGAAGTTAACGCCAGACATGAACGCACCAAAGATGCTGGAGATAACACCATAGGCGGCACCCAACTTGGAGACGAAACCTCCGGCCTTAACCTGCGCGTCCTTGCCGGATTTTGCGGCTTCCTTGGTCACATCGTTTAGACCCTTCTCCAACGGAACGGTATTGGCCTCGACCGTGACTGCTACTTCTGCGTTAGCCATTAGTTGGTATTTTTGAAACGGTTGATGATGTTGTCGAAGTCGTCCAGCATCGCATCGTCATCGGTCGATACGATCTGAACATCGGAACCGTTGTAGATGCCGTGGGAGATGCTCATCCAGACGGCTTCACCTTCCGGCATCGTCCAGGCTTCATCAAGAGAGCAACCATGCCGCACATTGTTTGCTACGCAGGCCAGCGTCCACGGGATGTTTTCCTTGACCTTCTTTTCCTGCTTCGTCCAGATTTTTGGGTAGGAACAGGACTCAAACATGATGCCGAGTACACGACCTACGGCCCGGGCAAGCCTGTCTTGGCTTGCGTTGAGCCAGATGAGATAGAACTGCTCTCGCAGGTTCATCGGCTCGCCAACACGGACCTTATCCAAGGTGGACATGATGCGGACAGCCATGATCACATCGACTGCCTTGAAAGACCTTTTCTGGTAATCTAGGAAAGGGGAGTCGATGGCCTCAAGTTGCACCCGGTGACGGAGGCAGAACGGCATCAACCGTTTCCCGCAGACTTTTACATCCAGCGGGAGAACGGTCGTGGCCTTAAGGTAACGAGCATCCATTCGGGATGCGCGCCTTTTAGGCGATTTCCTGGTACTTGATACCTTTGACGGTGACCTTGCGGTAGTCCTTGTTCACACCCTTGTCGTCAATCGACTTGAGGATGTACTGGACGGTACCGTAGGTGAACTGGGTGCCGTTTTCGGGAATGGCATCAGCGGCCTTGAGAACGCCATCAAGGGTGATCTCCTTCCGGCGGTCATCGAGGTGGTTCGTGATGACCACGCCTTCCTCGTTGGCGACCTCGACATCCAGCGCAAAGGACTGGGAAATGTCATCGGACTGCACCACCATGTAGGTCACGGAGTCACGAAGCCCGAAGAAAAGGGCAACACCATATTCGATAGGGGCGGGCATAGGAAGTCTTTGGAATTAGCGGGTTGTCAAGGGGCGGGGGGGAGCATGACAAAGACCGTGTACTCAAGCAGGTTGCCGTACTTGCGCTGGTGCATACCCTCCTCGTCCTGGTTAATCCAGAGGTCGTAAAGGATGCCGTCCGTACCGAGCGTCCAAAGGGCTTTGAGGGCCGCCTTGTCGGACATATAGTTCTGGACGGTCTGGACCCGGGTGCGGTGCTGGTCTAGGGTGTCGTCATCGGCGGACGAGTAGACCCCGATCTCCAGCGTCACCGTGTAGTTGCCATAGGGATTATTACCCAAGGCTTCGGCGGCGCGGCTGGCCTTGGCGTAGACGGTGACCAAGGGGATGACCTTGGTTTCCGGCGTGATGCCCTTGTGGACGGCGACACCCGTGAGGGCGGCGGCGAGGTAGGCTTGGACCTTTTCCTCGACAATGGTACGGGCGGAATAGAACGGGATGCTCATTAGGAGATTTGGGTTACATCGAAACCTTGCATTTTTCGTGTAAGGTCTAGAAGTGTGCCGTGGTTCTTTTTGCCACTCAAAGCCTTCAACATCCTTACGCGCATGGCGTAACCACGGTGGTTCCAGGCTTTCTGGAACAGATGCCAGCCTTGGCTATAACTCCTGCCGATGGCGTTTCCGATGCGGACCTTTGGGTTAGGGCCAACAAGCATCGGTTCACAGATGGCGTTCTTGGAACCTTGTCCTTCAATCCACTTTGATTGAGGAACCTTGCCGAGTTTCTTCGCCGCCCAGTACCATCCAGCCTTGAGTTTGCCTACGCGCTCTTGGGTTTTCTTGATGTAACGCTCAATTGCTTTCCAGTCGCGCATATAGAAGTCCGGCTTGCGGTTCTTGCTGACTTTGTAATTAGGACCACGGACGAACCTATGGATAGCCCCAATCTGGCCCTCGGACTCTTGGAGCATGATGTTGCCATCGCCGGAGAAGTTACCGTGACGGCGTTCCTTGAATAGATCGTAGTCGGCTTGCGTGACAATCCCGCTTGTCTTGAAGGCTTCAAAAAGCCACGCAGGAGAGTGGGGAGGTGGGGTGTCAGCCTTCGCCCTCACCCAAGCGTCAAAGATGCCTAGGTTGCCACGCTGGGCCACAAGGCCAGCGGGTGCTTGGGCTAGTGGGGCAAAGATATGTCGGATGTCCCTGTTAACGGCGGCGCGCCCTTTGTCACGGGCCTTCAACCCGAAACCGCCCTCGCCACCCTTGGTGATTTGCGGGGCGGAACCAGAGAACGGGGGATAAAGGTCGCAGGCATCACGGGCAAGTAGGCGCGCTTCATCCTTAACGACTTCAGCCACGGTCTTACGCATGACCTGGCAGAACATACCGACATGGAGAGCGTACAGGCTGGCATCCATGCGGACACCCTGCTGTACCGTAATCTTAAACGCCATTACTGCACCAGCGTCTGCACCTTGCAGATCACCCACGCCGAGGGAGGTCGGTCGGTGACCGTCATGATGCGATACTGCTCTCCGTTGTAGGCGATGATGTTTCCGAAGGCCACCAGTCCAGGGTGGGGGACCAGCCCAGACCGAAGGAACTTAACATCAAAGGTTGTCGATGAGGTGAAACCGCCCGTCTCCAAGTCCTGCATGACCGCAGGCTGGCTCATCAGCGCGTTGAGGGGTACGGGGGTGCCACCCGGCACATTCTTGACGGTGACCGCCTTGGGGATTTCCCCAAGGATTTCAAGGGCATCGGTCGCCCACTCTGCGGGAAGGTCTGCCATCTGGAATTAGCGGGGTGTCAACCAAAAGGGAGAAGCCCACCTCCTATGGCAAGGAGATGGGCCTCTCGGCATTGACGCATTGGGGTCGGAGTACCGCCCCCTAAACCGTCCGCTGATTAGGCGGTCTT